AGAGCGCACAGAGCGACCTCGGCATGCAGAGCGACCCTCGCCACGCTTACAAGGCCGTGCGCTATGCAGTCTACAAGCGCATATTCGGAGGTCAGGTAAACATTCTTCAGTCACAACGCGCCAGCGGCCACCGCAGTTCGTATGAGCCACCACGCAAGCCAATGCCCCGTCGCGGAGGCAACCGCATGGTGCGCAGCAAGCGTACACAAGACCTGATGAGCTACGAGGGAGCAGATCGTGGATTCATCCTGCGATTTCTGAACGCTGGAACACATGACCGATATACAGGTGGACGTAACGGCCGCACCGATGCCGAGCGCTCCCGATTTATAGAAACCCACGAGGGTCGTGGATTCCGTGGAGCCATCGGAGCCCGCAACTGGTTCGGCCCACGCTCGCAAAAAGAGATGGAGGCAGCCGCCCAGAACATTCAGGCAATCATCGACAAGGTAATAAACGACGAATTTAAATAACGATATATCATGGCAGATGTGATAACCCGGTTTCGACTTGAAACCACACAGTATGATAGCAAGCTGCGCGACGCGGCCAAAGGGCTTAAAGAGGTGGTGCGAGTGGCTGAACTTGGCGGAAAAGACTTCAAAAACTTCTCCGACAAGGCCATCGAAAACGCCCGTGCACTCGGACAGACCGCCAGCGGTGCCACCAACGCAAAAGACCTACTAAAAGACCTTGTAGGCTCGTTCAACGAGGCTGCAAAGGCATACAACCGTCTCAGTCAGGCGCAGCAGCAGAGCGACTTCGGTAAGAACCTGTCGCAATCGCTCGAACAGCTCCAGCAGCGCATCAAGCAGACCAAGGATGAACTCTACGGTCTGGGCGATGCTGTAAGCGGCAAGAGCGGTGGCTTGTTTGGTGGCGATAAGCTATCAGGCATGCTGCAAGTGTTTGGTGGTAACGTGATGACCAAGATAGCGGGTGCAGGATTGAGTTTTGCATCCGAACTGGGCGACGCTGTTAAGCAGGGCATCGAGCTGGCCAAGCAGGGCGAAGGCATCCGCATCGCCTTCGAGCGACTTGGACGCGGCGACATACTGCAAGGACTGCGCGAGGCCACCCACGGCACCGTGACCGACCTGGAACTGATGAAAGCAGCCGTGAAGTTCAACGACTTTAAATTACCGCTCGACGAATTGGGCACGATGTTGGCGTTCGCTCAACAAAAAGCAAAGGACACCGGCCAGAGCGTAGACTACATGGTCGACTCTATCGTGACTGGTCTCGGCCGAAAGTCTCTGATGATCCTCGACAACCTCGGCCTATCAGCAGCCGAAATCCGCGACAAGATGAAGGAAACCGGCGACATGACCAAGGCCGTGGGCGAAATCATCCGCGAACAAATGTCGAAAGCAGGCGACTACGTGGAAACCGCCGCCGACCGCGCCCTGCAAGCCAACGTCAGCCTCCAGAACAAGATGGAAGAACTCGGCCGCAAGTTCGCACCCGTTCAAGAAGCCAGCAACCAACTTTGGACGAGCATCAAGATTAGAATCCTCGACATAGTAGGCGGTCCGTTGGCTCGACTACTGAACAGTCTGACACAAGCCGGACAACTGCGCAATGCCATCGCAGATGCAGGTGGCAGCGAACGCGTGACAGCCGACATCAATAAACTGAAGGGTTCGAACTATAATGATAAGGTCTACACCGCCATGCTCAATCGCTACAGCCGCGAGGAGCAGGCAGCACGCAACAACTGGCTGAAGGCTCAGAAGGGAGGCATGGGCTCCGTTCAGATATGGAAGAACCAATACGATGCAGCAACAGCCCTGCGCCAAGAGTTCCAAAGCCGAGGAAGCGCCGTTGTAAATCCAATACCATCAACCACCACCACAACCCAAACCACCCCTGTACCTGTAGAGGTAAAGAACCCGCCAAAGTCCGACGAGTTCGACCCATCGAAGGTATTCTTTGATACCAACAAAGCTAACCTCGCAGCTGTTCGCGGCATAGGAGGCGATTCAGGCCCGTCGGAGGCATTCGCCGCATTCTCTGCCAATGAACATGCCTTGAAGCCTACGTTTGTAGAAGCATTCACCGAAGCCTTCCAATCCCTGAACACATCAGAGGGTCTTAACAAGAATGGCACAGGCGAAGAAAAGAAAAAAGACGAGAAGCCGAAGCAAGAGAAGGACATGGGCGAGAAGCTATCTACACTCGCCAGCGGACTCTCTACGCTGACAAGCGGCATCGAGTCACTTGGCTTCGAGATACCTGATGGTGTGAAGCAGTTTATCGGCGCCATCCAGGGCATCGCGTCAATCATTCAAGGCGTGCAGACGGTTATCAGCGTATTCCAGACCAGCAGCATGACCGCCAACACCGCAGCGATTATTGCAAACACTGCCGCATTGATGACCAACTCAGCCACACATTTTATTCCATTTATGGCAAATGGTGGCGTGGCTCATGCAGCCAGCGGCTATTCAGTGCCAGGAAACCACTTTAGCGGCGACATGGTTCCGTTGATGGTTAACAGCGGCGAGCTGATACTGAACCGCGCCCAGCAGGGCAATCTCGCCAGTCAGCTCATAGGCGGCGGCATGGGACAGATGCAGCTCGAGGCCGTGGTGCGTGGCGAGGACTTGCGGTTCATCCTAAACTCTAACGGTCGCAGAACAGGCCGAGGCGAGATAGTAACCACTAACTTCAGATAAACGAGATGGCAAAGAAATACACCATACCATTTAAGAGTCTGAACGGGACGAGCTGCCGCATAGACATATACGACAGTAAGTACACCGGCAGCGAAGTGACCACGCTGAAGGGCGCAGCTCAGCCCGTGACCATACAGGAGAACGACGACGAGAGTCTGCTGACCGTGCTGCGCTCAAAGACGGGTTACATCTCGGTAGTAGAGGAAACCTTCGGCACCTTGGCCGGGCTCTATCCAGAGACCAACACGCAGCTGATGGTGCAGATATACTACGGCGACGACTTGGTGTTCTTCGGATACATACAGGCGCAGGCGTTCGAGAATAACTACCAGGCAGCGCCCCGCGTGCTCCAGCTGCCCATCATGAGCCCACTGGCGCTGATGGACGGATGGAAAATCGGCGACGACACGGGCAACAGCGACCACATGATAGGTGCCTACCTCGACGAGTGCCTGAGTCTGTACGAAGACATTATCCTGCCGCGCGACCTGATGACTACGCCAGACACTGGCGTAGAAACACCGCTACAACTGATGGTGAACAACCGAACCATCTGCCCGTGGAACACCGACTACGACTACGGACTGCGAACCGACGGCACCGACCCAAGTCCTTACAATCCTATCACCTACCAAGACTTCCTCGAAGGCTTCTGTCATCTTTACGGACTGATAACCCACGAGTGCGGCAAGACGCTGGTGTTTCAGAAGGTAGACTACACCGGCCAATACGTGAAGATGACTGTGGGCGACCTGCAAGAAGACGACATGGACGAGGAAGGCATGCCGACAGGCGCAACCACACTGGCATTCGAGACCGTCTTCACGCCATCGGGCACCAACAACCGCGAGGGATTGGTGCTGCCATTGGAAAAGCTGACCTACGACTATGGCGACTATCGCGAGAACGTGCCGATGGACCTAAGCCGAAGCAAATACGTGATGCGCGTACAGATTCCGCTATACGAATACAATGGCGCAGTGCTGAATCCGCAGACCAACGAATTCTATTCGCAGTTCTTCACCACCCAGGGCGGCACGCTGAGCAATACAAACCATGTTCGCGTGGTAGGTGATGGCACTCAGGAAGGTGTGGAGATACGCGTATCAATCGCAGCCGGACAGAGCAACGATGTTGAGATATTCCGCTACAACTTCAGCGACGTGCCAATCAACATCAGCGGAGCCAAGTTTGAGACGACATTCGGACACGAAAGCGGACAGAGCGCCGTAACGCTACGCATGCAGGTGATAAGCGGTGGTAAGTACTACGATCAGAACCACGACTGGGTAAGCTCGCCAGCATTCCTTCCGCTGACATTCGACGAGAATGGCAACTGCACCACCTACGATGTGGCATCGAACAGCCGAAACGTCACCATCAAGATATTCCCGCCAGCCGGCAGCGGCGCAGCCGTTGGCGGCATCATCTACGGAATCACACTCGAAACCTTCGCCGATCCGCTGCGAAAGTACGAGATACCAATAGACACCAAGAAGGTAGTGAAGAGCGAGACCCCATCGTACACCGATGCCACCATCGACATGCTGATGCACACCGCTTGCGGAAACAGCCGCCGACTTGGAGGCGGATACGTGCAGCGAGTGCCCTACTCTTATCTATTCAAGAGCCAACTGCGCCACAAGCGGCAAGTGAAACAAGCCACCGCCACCGACATGGTGCTGGCCTATCTGAAGAAGGTGACATCGACAGCAGCCGAAGGCACATGGCGCATCATAGCCGTGGACTTCGACCCGTGGAATGACGACTTCGAGATAACATTGCACAGAACATCTACAACATAAACAAAATACGACTATGGCAACAAACGGAAACAACGTGTTGATATATGTGGACGGCAGCCTGGTGGCCGGCACACGCAGCGACGAGGTACAGACCGACGGCGGTCTGATAGAAATAAGCAGCCCAGACACCGGCCAATGGGCCGCATTCATAGCAGGCCGCAAGAGCTGGGCCATCAGTCAGAGTTGGCTGCTGCCAGCGGCAAGCGACCTCGGCCGCCTGCTGCAAGTGGGCACCACCGTCACCATCAGAATCCTCGGGCGTGGCGCTGCTAAAGGTCTCACCGGACAAGCCATCGTGAAGACTTGCAAAATCACCAACACCCGAGGAAACATCAGCAATGGCTCGTTCGCCTTCCAAGGCACGGGCGCACTCGTAGAGGAAACCTAAGAAAACTTTGCTCTTACCAAGTGGCCTCGAACGCATCAGCCCAATCGGTGCTGAAGTCGAGACTGACCGACCGCGTATTCTGGAACATCTCGCCGGAGTATGCGGTCACTCTGTTGCGCTGAAGTGGCACATCGCTCAGCGAGATGGAGCGCAGAGCCTCGCTGTTGCCGTTGCGGGCGGTGATGGTCACGTCGGTGCTGTAGCCATCGGCAGGGCAAAGAGAATAAAATCCAGCCGTCAGCTGTCCCGTAGTGCCCGCATACGATGCAGGGATGGCGATGGTGCGCTCGGCCGATTGCGCCCCCGTAGCCTCGCCCGTGGCAATATTCAGGCCGTAATACCACGTGGCCGCGATACCAAGCTGAGCAAAGTCGGCAGGTATCTCGTCGTTAACCGACACACGCAGACGGGTGCTGATACGGCTGAGCGAGAGGGTGACACTTTTGCTGCCCTGCGGCGCAATGGTAACTGAATCGGAGCCGTAGAAGGTGTCGCCAGGCTTAGTCCATGTAATCACCCCGTCGTCGAGCGAAGCGCCCGTGCCGGCAGAGCCCACAATGCGCAGGGTGTGGGTGCCATACTCTACGGCCAACTGCACCGAGCCGAAGCCCGTATCATCCTTCATCTGGTGGATGGTCTGCTTCAGCTCGTCGCCCACATAATCCATCAGCCAAATTTCCGTCACCTTGGCATCCTCGGCCGTGCCGCGAGTTTGAGCCCCAGGGCCGAAGCCGATGGTGATGGTGATGGTGTCGTCCCACTCGGGGCGATCTACGTTGATAGTGTCATTGGTAGGGGTGGTTTCGGGCATACTCTTGTTGCAGCCCGTTGCTAAGCATGCCAGCGCTATCGCAGCCGGCAAAATCAAAGATTTACGTGTCATAATAAGTTTATTTTTTAAGTAATACATAAATAAATCCAATGTAGAAGCGGTGGCCGTCGTCATCATCCTCGTGCTCCTCGATGCGGCAGGTGCAGTACATGGGGAACTCATCGCGAGCCCACGCACGCACCATCTCGGTCTGGTCGCGACGGATGTACCCCAGGTGGTGCCCGTCCTCGGCCAATACCTTGATGGCATTCGCATCAAACTCATTCTGCGGCTCAGGAACCAGCGCCACCGTGTTGCGCCCCGTGTAGCGGACGATGCCCTGGCGGTGGTTGATGCCTGCAATCGAGAGGATGCGCAAATCGGGGAAGATAGAAGTCCACCCGCCATCGTTGCGGCGCTCGGGCAGCGGACCGGTGTACTCGCTGTCAAGTATCTGCTGATGCACTTCAGGGCAGCCCGTTTCGTCGGCCTGAATCATCGCCTCGATGCGGGCGCACTCGTCTTCGAGCATCCGGCCATAGTCGGGCGCAGGTTCATCCGATTGCGGCGAGCCAAACATCTTTTGAGCCAGTTCTCTTTGTTTGTCCGTAGGCTCACCCTTCTGCGACATAATCACAAACACCACCATCGTAATTAACGCAACAATGAAGATAAAAAATAGTATTTCCATAACATTTATTTTTTAGTTTTCAGCTTATCAGCTATTCGGTCAAAATCATCGTACACATCCTTGGCCAGCACCTTAGCATAGCGCTGCGTCTGCACGATGTTGGTGTGCCCGAGCATGCGTGAGACGTTCTCGATTTTCGCCTCGTTGCTCAGCATCCAGGTGGCAAAGGTATGCCGCCCCATGTGCGAGTGCAGCTTCTCGATACCGATGCACATGCCGATGGCCTTCAGCATCTGATTGTACCGCTGATTATTCATGCGCGGCACCTTCCAGCCGTTGCGCTGCAACACTTCGATCACGGGCGGCAGCAGCATCGACACATAAGGCACGCCAGTCTTCACGCGCTCGCCGATAAACTTCCACTTGCCATCCACCTCGCGATACTGCGAGAGGTCGAACGCCTGCGTGTCAGAGTAAGCCAAGCCCGTGAACATCTGGAAGATGAACAAATCGCGAGCCATTGCCACCTGACTGCCAGGCACAGGCGTTAGCTCCATTATCTTCCGCATCTGTTCCTCGGTCAAGTAGTCCACCACGTCGCGCTTGGTGCGCTTAAACTCGCCCTTCATGCGGTCGTATGGGTTAGTACTTATTTTGTCGAATTTCAGTGCCCTGTTCAGCATTGCCTTCAGGCACTTGTGGTAATTGTAGACCGTGTCGCTACTGATGAGCTCGGCTTCCACGCCCGCATCTATCTGATTCTGAGTGAGCGGTATTTTCTGCCCACGCAGCCACACATCAAAGCCGTAAATATTTTCCGGCGACAAGTCTTCCCAGCGCGTCATCTGCCCATACACGGCCAACTTATTAATCAGCGTCTGGTATCGCTTTTTCGTCGACTTTGAGATGTTCGCAGTCTCGGCCATCTCCTTGATCCACGCAATCAGCGTCGGGTCGTCAGGATTCGATTCAGGCTTCAGCTCCCACACCTTATGCTTGATAGCCTTCACGTCAATAGGCTTGCGCGTATCGAGGCATTCGTTCACCTCTTTTTCCACGAGGCGCACAATGGTAGTCAGTCGCTCATTCAGCAAGTCAGCATCCTGGGTGCCGTCCATGTCGCGCACAGCATTACCCACGAGCCGTTCCTTTCGCACGCGCACACCCGTATTAATATAGTATGCTTTGCGGTTTACAGTCACGCGAACTTCCACAGGGCCTTCCTCGCCCTTCGGTGTTCGCTTATAATGGTCATGTATGAGTGATATTGTTATCATCTTAAATCTTCATTATTGGTTTTACCATTTCAGCCATCGGGTGAAACATTTGGTAAAACGCGGTAAAACATTTGGTAATACTTTTGCACTAAAATGCACCAAAATGCGCCACTTTGCACTTGCGCACATCATCCACAAATCTCCCGCATCTCCCGCACCCTCAGCATTCACGGCCATTTCCCAACATTTCAATAGTGGAGCTGGAGGGGACTGGGTGGGGATTGTGGGGCTCCTGTATTTTAGGGAGGTTTCAGACAATCCTTTTGCATTAATTTATCATTTGGTAAAACATTTATTATTCTTCGGTGGCTATTAGGGTGCGGTCGTTGTCGCCGTCGGCAACGCCTGGAGTGAATGGATAGTGAGCGAGCGGGTCGCGCTGTTTTTCGAGTTCTATCTTCAACTGATCGACCTCGGCGACCTTGGCATCGAAGTTCTTGCGGACGGCGGCGAGGGTGTTCTTAGTGTGCTCCAGCTCGTTGGTGGCTGCTGACAATCGCGATTGCAGGCTGATGACTTGCTCGGCATTGTCCTGAATGATAGCATCTTTATCGAGCACCAACGATTTGAAATACTCCAGGTCTTTGCGAAGCTCTGCAATTATCTGAGCATTGGAATCTAATGTCTTGTGATAGAAATCCGCATCAATCGGTGCGGATTGGTGCGGCTGTGGCTTATTTTCAACATCAGCCGCCATCATTATATCACTTTCACCACGGAGCCATTGAAGATTGAAGATGCAACCGGAAGCGGTTTGCAACTTACTGATAGCATCTTCGGTTACTTCTGTACGATCCTTTAATATACGCGTGATAGTATCTTCGCTGACTCCCATCTTTTGAGCCAGTTCTTTTTGAGTTTTTACAATCTGGCGACGCTTCAGTTCATCAAGCGCAGCCGCAAAAATATTATTCCTTAACCGCATCAATCCGCATTAATCTTGTTAAATCATCTTAAAAAACAGCACAAATCCGCATAAATCCGCACCAATATAAAAATAATTTGTTTATATTTGCACCCGAAAGCAAGCAACGCGCAAACGGAGCACCTAAAACTAATAACCAATAACAGGGTGCAAAGGTAAGGCTTTTTTAGTCATTTGCGTAATAAAGCAAGCGAAATTAAGAAAAATTATAAAAATGGAGACCAAAGACAAGATCACAAAAGAAGACCTCACAACGATGAGAGCAGGCGAACAGAAGGTGTTCACCATGCCATCGTGGGACAAGGCTCGCAGCGGCCAGAGCTATGCGAACCAGATGAAGAGGGCAACGATGGGAACTGACGAGCCGATGACATTCAAGGCTGAGACGGGAACCCCAAACCCTGAGAACGGGCAGACGATACTCATCATCACCCGACTGCAATAAGAAAACCGCACACCTAAAAAGATAAAGAGACTATGACCAAAGAAGAAATGATAGAGCTGAAGAACGTGGTGCGACGCACGATGGAAGAGCAGATGGAGATGTACCAGGAGGTATGGCTTACTGCTGACCAGCTGTGCAACACATTTGGCACCATGACGAAAAGTTGGCTGAAGCGTTACGGCCATGCGCTGCCTCACAAGCAGCCGAAGGTGACGGACGAGCAGGGCAACACTCACACCAGCGGGCGACTGTATGCCCGCAATAAGATTCAGCGGATGTTCGCCTCGGGCGAGATTGAGCATCTGAAATGTAGAGCAATAATTACAACTTAATAGATCGCTTTTGATAAATGCAAATCTTGTAACCAGCTGGCGGCGGCCCGAATCATTCAATGGTACGTTAGTTTGTTGAAAATGGATTAGATTGAATGAATTTCAAAGAATTGTTTTCCTCATGCCTGCCCGCTGCGAAGTTCGCAGGTTTTTAACCTAAAACGCCAGAAGCACAAGACATAGAAGGATGGTTAAGCCAAGTGGTCGAAGGCACCCGCAGGCGGACTAAGCAGCGGGAACATGATGCGGCAGAGCTGGCACCGCACATCATCGGAGGTTCGAATCCTTCACCATCCACTACATAATTAGAGACTCCGAAAATGGAGCTGCGAGATTGAAATCTCGAAGGTACTCAGAAACGGCAAGGGGAAGCAGCGGCCCATCATGGTGAAAGACTGGAGATATTGTTTTGAAAGTTGGACATCCCTCAACAAATACATAGCCGGACGAGAGGCAATGCGCCGAAAGGCGTAGCCGGGCGGGAAAGCCGAGGTGCAGTGATAGCACGAGGGTTGGTTGAAAGGCCAGGGTTGAAACACTACCTAACCGCGCCAATGGAGGCCATTGTGACGTGTCACATACGAAGTAGTAAACAGTTGGGCAGTGCTATTCAAATCAAAACCAACACGCAGCAGAAGTTGAGGATGTTTAGATTATGTTATTATCAATTCGACAAAAATTGAACCCAGAGCCTATCCGAGCAATCGGGTGGGCTCTATACGGCTGATTAGTCTAACGGTAAAACCTCGGCCAGCACCGCATAGGGTTGGTAGCAGAGACGGTGGTTCGACTCCACCATCAGCCACTATTTATCATCTTAAATAATTTTGCACCTTTAAAATTGCATACTAAAAAATCTTTGTATCTGGTATCGGTAACCTGTGAAGGCATCCGTTACCTGCCAGAAAACATGTAATATACATTTTTTCCCATCAGCCCCGCCGCGAGGTTCGGCTGATTTTTCTTTGATTATTCACCAATTTAAAATATAACGACTATGAAGGAATTTTTGGACATTTGGGTGGAGCCATTCAAGCAGGCCAACCTAACACGAAGAGAGAAGATTGTCATGGCGATAGCAGTTCCTGCTGCTTACGTCGCAGTTTGCATCTTAGCCAATCTGCTGCCATGATGACCGACACGCTGATTCGTATCGGCATAGCCATCTGCATCGTGGTGGTGATAGTATTGCTCGAAGCCATCGCGATGGTGTTTGCTGAGATCATGATCGAAACCAGCAAAGACTACATCGAGAAAAAGAAGAACGAAAGAATCAAGCAATGAACTACAACATCAACGGCGGACTGATAGACATACCAGGCGGAGCTGAGACGGTGGAGATTCACGGCGGAGTCATCAACCTTTATGGTCGCGTGGGCCGGCTGATTCAGCAAGGCGGAATCATCAACCGTTTTGCCGAAATGGGTGTGAAGCAAGAGCCGAAGGTTGTATATCGCGACCGCATCGTATATAAGGATCGCGTGGTATATAAGGATCGCGTGGTATATAAAGACCGCGAGATTATCCGCGACTCGGCTGAATCGGCCAAAGAACTGAAGCAGCTGCGTGGCGAGAACAAATGGATCAAGCAGAAGCTCGAAGAGTTGGAGCAAGAAAATTTGAGTCTTGTGGCCGAACTTGAAGAGACTGACAGACAGACTCTCATCAGTAAGGTGGCCGACCTCGAAGACAAGCTGAAGGCTGCAAGGAACCGCGAACACGTATTGATTCAGCAGCGCAAGGAGGCCGACCGCCGAGCACAGCAAACGATAGCCAACGTGTGGGATGAGTATCGACCCACCAAAGAGGCATGCCGCCAACTCTATGAGAATTTGAAAGCATTCTTAGATTGTGAAACAGACAAAATATATTAAGCATTATGGAATTTACAGGAAGAGTCAAGGCAATTTTGCCGAAGCGTTCCGGTACATCAGCCAGAACAGGTAATGAATGGGTGGCACTGCCATTCATTTTTGAGTATTTTGAGAATCCATCAGACCGCTACGCTGATAGCGTGGTGCTGGAGACCTTCGACACCAAGGTCATCGAGAACATAAAGGAGGGTATGGAGGTGTGCTGTGGATTCGGTCATAAGGTGCGAACCTATCAGAAGGACGGTCGCGACATCACCATCAACGAACTGCGACTATACAAGATAGAGTGCGTATCGGCCGCAAATAAGCCCGCAGAAGGCGCGAACGATGCGGCATCGGGTAATCAACCCACCCCACAGGCTAACGCCCCACAGAGCCAACAGAAACCAGCCGAGGAGGAACAGAATGATGATCTGCCATTCTAATATATCCTACTTCAGCGAGTGCCACCCGATGGGGTGGCCTCGCGCTTTCAATCCATCGGGGCACCTGCCCTATCAAACAAGGAACCTAAACAGAAGGAAACAATGACAACTCACGAGATCATGTTAGTAGCTTACATCGTGGCAGCCATACTGACGGCGGTGTGGGTGTTTGTCCGCTTGCGCGCCCCGCTCTACTATCGCCTGATAGTCAGCGCCATCGTTGGCGGCTTCTGGCCGATACCAGTCGGCTTGATAGTGTTTTTGTATATCGAAGGCTGCATCGTGGATGCTGCCAAGTGGATAACCGAGCATTTTGATTGATTATGGGAAGACGAAAGAAGTTACCAAAGATTGAGGTGCACAGCGTGGCCAACGGCTACGTGCTGACCATAGAGGGGCACAGACAGGAGTACATGTACTTCAGCCCCGAGAAGCTGATGGAAGGTATAATGGTTCACATAGGACTGAAGATGACAGACCAACTATCGGCCGAAACCATCAGCAGCTTCATCGATTCGGCGCTGCAATGGAACGACCTGAAGAAGTCGACGGCCGAGATAAACCGACTGAAGGCGCTGCTGAAAGCTCAGCAAGTGAAGTACAACGGATTGGCCCGTAAGTTGGTAAAAGAGCGCGACCGATTGCTGCTGCTGATTGATAGAGCCAAGGAGGTGAGCGTTGATAAGTCGCTGACGGACAACATCACGCGACTAAACCGAACCATCGCGAACTACGGTCCGCTTAAGACGCTGACGTATAGTGAGCTGGGTGTGACATCTGAAATGATTGACGACGATGAAGAGACCGCTGATTCCGCCACCGATGGCGAGTAGGTTACAGGTTGGCGACATTATTCGCCTGCCTATCACCGACCAAGCCCATGTGTGCAAGATTATCAATCGCCATCGGCAATACATCGTAAACACCGAACACGAGAAGCATCGGCGTGCCGTTTACATGATGCAATACAATAATAGGAACTATGCAAGAAGAAAACAATAACATCCAACTACCACCTGCCGGGGGCGATCCGCGCGACATCATGTTCGAGCAACTGAGGCCCTATCTGCTTGACCCGCGAGAGGACTATCCTGAGCCGTACCACATGCTCGAATATAATGGAGTCCCGTTCTCAAAGGTCGGCGGCTTGGCAGCTATCAGCGGACAGAAGAAGAACGGAAAATCGTTCGTGCTCACCCAACTGATGGCTGCAATACTCGGTTGCAACAGCGATCGCACGCAGCAGTTCCTGCCAGGGCTGAAGGTGCCAGAGCGAACCATCGACTATCTGGGGCACATACCCAAGGTGCTCTACGTCGACACCGAGATGGAGAAGCTATCGAGCGCCAAGGTGCTGCGCCGCGTGCATTGGCTGTGTGGATGGGATATGAAGTACCCCAACGACCGCTTCGCCGTGCTGTGGCTGAAGAACATGCCAAAGGATGGAGACACGCCAGCCTACCGCAAGCGCTACGAGCTGATAAAGATGGGCATCGAGTGCATCCAGCCCGACGTGGTGTTCATCGACGGACTGCGCGACCTGTTGCTCAGTATCAACGACGAGCAGCAGGGCACCACCATCCTCGACGAGCTTGGTTCATACGCTGAAGAGCGCAACATGAGTATTTGGTGCGCACTACACCAGAACCCAGCCCGAAAGAACGACGACGACGAGGCAAAGATGCGTGGATGGATTGGTACTGAGTTAGGAAACAAGGTATCAGACACGCTGGTCAGCATAAAGTCGAAGACGGCTGCTGGAGTAACGTTTACGGTTAAACAGCAGGATGCTCGAGACAAAGACTTGGATGATTGGAAATTCGAAATAACCGACGAAGCCGGCAACCTCGGCGTGCCTCGCATCATTTCGAACGGCACCAACCTATCGAGCAAGTCGAAGGAGCAACCCGTCTACGATGACCCGAAACTTATCCGTGAGTGGATAGAGCAGGCCAAGGAGCAATACGAGTGGCCAATGGACCGCAAGACCATCAAGGCGACAGTATTTGGCGAGATTGGCGGAGTTAAGAATAAGGACAAGCAGCAGGCCGACTTGAATGTGGCTATCAACATGAAGTATCTAGAAGAGACCACCATCAAGAAGAACGGCTATCCGATGCTGCAACCACCTGATGATTTACCATTCTAAACGGTGACCCAAAAAACCGTGACCCAATCCCATTGTATCCCTAAAGGGATACAGAACTGTGACCCAATAGCGGTGCGAGGGATGCGAGACCCCTGCCCGCTGGAAGCGGCGGGCGGGTCGCGAACCCCACACACGCGCCGCACGCGCACACGTTTTAGGCTTTTCAATATCGAGATTATGGCAAAAATATCGCAAGAGACCATCGACAAGTTAATGGAAGCGGCCAAGATTGAGGACGTGATAGAAGACAGCCTCGGAAAGTACGACCGCCACAACACGACGGGACTGAAGAAGAAGGGCGTGAGGTATCAGGCGCTGTGCCCCTGGCACGACGACAAGCACCTTGGATCGTTTGTCATCTATCCAAAGGGCAACTGTTACAAGTGCTTCGTGTGTGGTGCAAAGGGTGGTGTGATAGACTGGCTGATGGACTACGAGAAGCTGAGCTATCCCGACGCGCTGCGCTACCTGGGTAAGAAGTACTCGATAGATGTTGACGACGTGCCCATTGACTACACGCCACCGCCACCACGACCTGCCCCGCCACCATTGCCCACGCTGGTGCTGCCACGCAAGATGATAGCCGACCGCATGCGCAACGACCACGACACGCTGTGCACATGGATTCGCCATCTGCCTTGGGCACCCGAGCAGAGGGCGAGAGTGGAAGAGATGCTGCGCCTCTATTGCGTGGGCCACACCACCGTGCATCAGGAGTGGAGCCACCAAGAGCACCACTTCACAGTGTTTTGGCAGGTTGACAGCCAAGGCAACCCGCGCACAGGTCATCTGATGAAGTACAAGCCCGACGGTCACCGCATCAAGGACAAAGATGTATATAATACCGACTGGTTTCACTCGATGCTCTCCAGACATTGGGATGCCGAAGCCCGCGAAACGACCTACGACCCGCCCTACCCTTACCCAAGCATCTACAACCCAGACAAGCAGGAGGCTCGCTTGTGTCTGTTTGGCGAACACTTGCTGAACCGCTACCCGCAAGCGCCGGTGTGCATCGTAGAGAGTGAGAAGACGGCGGTACTGATGGCCATAGCCTACGGCAACCACCCCATGCAAGTGTGGATGGCCTGCTGTGGCAGCTCGAACATCACCCGCGACCGACTGGAGCCATTGATAGCCCAGCGCCGGCGCATCATACTCTACCCTGATCGCGACGGAATAGAGGCGTGGACCAAGCGAGCCCGCGAGCTGAACTACGACCGAGTGACCATCGACACCAGAGCCGTGACCAAATGGTGGCGACCTGAAGACGGACCGAAGGCCGACATCGCCGACGTGGTGCTCCGTATCATCTGTGAGGCTTCTAAGGCCAAAGCGCCCACCGATGCTACTACCCAGAAACTTATAGATAACTTACAACTTGAACCAATAAAACAATGAGCATAGGAAATCAAAAACAGAAGGACGATGGCTACGTGAACGTGGGTACCAAGGTGCCGCCGCATGTGGCCGAGTTCTTGAACTTATTTGCGAAGGCCAAGGGCACCGACATCTACGGACTGCTTCAGCTCTTTATCCAAACCATC